GTTCCACCGTTAACCAAAAACAAATTAACTATATTATATTGTTTGGTAAATGCTAAAAAGTTAGTACCGGGCAGCTCACGCGCCAAACGTACCATATTATTAAAATATTCTATATTAGGAATATCACCGGAAACGTGATAACGGAAATATCGCGCCATTTGTGCGCCCTGTTTTACCTGTTCCCAATAAAGCGCGGGATCATTATTTAATATGTTTAAATTGTTTTCGTATGCCGTTTTAACCGTCTTATATAAGCGGGTTATTTTAGCAGCATAACAGAGCTTGAAACACGGCGCGCTTTTATTACAGGTAACGCACGCGGGAAGGGATACAGACGGGATCGCGCCCATTTTGGAATTGCCTTTGCTGATTGATACAGTGTTTTCTTTTTTCATTTGTTTTTACCATCCTTTTTTAATTGTATAAATAGAAAAATCTATTCGTCTATATAATAGCATAGAAAAATCTATTTGTCAATAGATAAATCTATTTATTTTTGAATTATTTTAATAGTTTTTTCTATTTGCTTTTTAATGTACAAAAATCTACACATTTTTTGACACATTATTATATATAATAGGAAGATCACCGAAAACACGCGGAAAACGATCCCCCGCGGGGGAAGCCCATCCGGGCAGAGGGGGGTAGTCAGTGCCGTGAGTACCGAAAAAATTAAAAAAGACCCATATGGAACACCGTTGGAAAAATATTTTTGAGAAAAATAGAAAAACCTATTGACAAATAGAAAATTCTATGTTACAATAAGTACAACAAATCTAGGAGGTGGTCACAATGACCGAGAAAGAAGTTGTTCGCAGAGTAATGAAGCTGAGAGGTTGGAGTCAGCCTATATTAGCAAAGGAAGCAGGATTCAAGAGCCAATCCAATATTACGGGATTGCTTAACAACAATCAGAATGGTATTCGTATGGATAACCTATTCAAGATGCTTGATGCTATGGGTTGTGAAATTATCGTCCGTGACAAGATGGGTACTAACCTTGAGTGGACGATTGATATGAAAGAGGAGATAGAATGATTTACTTCTATACGAGAGTATCCACCAAAGACCAAAACCTTGCTAGACAGTTGGAGGAAGCCAAATCTTATAAGAATGTAGACGAAGTGTTCTGTGACAAGCAGAGTGGTAAGACCTATGATAGACCCGAATACGAAAGACTCAAATCCATTGTTCGAGAGGGAGACGAGGTTATCGTCAAGGAAATGGATAGGTTGGGGAGAAATAAGGCGGCTACCAAAGACGAAATCAAGTGGTTTAAGGACAACGGTATTACCTTGCGTATTCTTGAATTACCTACTACTCTTGTAGATTTCAATGGGCAAGAGTGGATTGCAGATATGATAAACAATATGCTTATCGAAGTTCTGACCACCATAGCGGAGCAAGAAGTCAAGAAGATAGACAAAAGACGAGCCGAGGGTATTGCGGCAATGCCTGTTGTAAATGGTAAAAAGGTATCACTTAAAACAGGACGAGCTTACGGCAGACAACCTCTTGAGATCGATGACGAGTTCGAAAAATTCCTCGAAAAAACAAAAAAGGGCGAAATGACAGTAAAAGAGTGTTGCAATCTATTGAAAATTAGCCGAAGCACGTGGTATAATAGAGTATCGGAGGTAATGTGAGATGAAGAAATTCCTCAAGGTAATGTTTTGGGTTTGCTTTTTCCCGATAGCAGTGATTGTAGCAGTATTATTTAAGTTAGCCAAAGATTCTTAACAGGTAGGATATGGTGATCGTATGAAAACATTTCTCAAAGTAATATTTTGGATATTTTGCTTTCCCGTTATGTTGATTTGGGTATTCATCAAGGCTTTGATAGCATTACCATACGATATGGAGAAACGGAGACGAAGAAAACAGAGACAAATCCGAGTTAGGGGTTACGTACATAGCCATCGAAGAAGATAAAATTACATAGAATTTGATTTGGGTGCGATAATTCGCAGGGGTATAGAGTCCTCGGTGAATTGTTGCACCTTTTTTATTTGAAAAATGTGCAAAAAACGCACTTTGAAACACCGAAAAATGTGCAATAAACGCATTTAAATTATCAGTATAGTGATAATCTTTGCGCGATTTATTGCAATTTTCACGCAAAAGTGTAAATGAGTTATACTTTTTGGTATTGAAAAGTATAATTCGTTTTCATTCGGACAGTTAAATTGGAGGTTAAATATTATGAAGTTAGTGTTGCGAAAAATCGCGGAAAAAATGAAAAAAGACCCATCAATGCGGGTCTATAAAGATATGTATGATTTCTGCCGTGAGGTAATGAAAACGGATATACCACTAGCGGTTCGGTATTTGGTGGAGTTATCCAATGAGCTTGATAGGGTAATACCTAGTGGAAAGTTCGATAATATTGTAGAGTTGTATTCTCTACACAAGAAAGTGTGGCTTGCTGCTGCACCTCATCACTTTGAGAGTTTCCTATTATACATAGAATCGAATAGAGAACCGAAAAAGAAGTTCTATCCTCCTCGTAGGAAGGTGCTTAAGCAGGTCGTAGATGCTCTACAAGAGTTGGAGGATGATACTCTCGATTTGTTGGCTATCTCACTCCCTCCCGGTAGTGGAAAGACCACTCTCGCTATCTTCTACCTCACTTGGTTGGCGGGTAAGCACTCTGATGAGCCTATGCTGACAGGTTCTCACTCTAACTCATTTGTGCGAGGTGTCTACGATGAGTGTTTGCGTATTCTTGACCCACAAGGTGAGTATCTATGGCACGATGTGTTCCCGATGGTGCAGGTGAGTGGTACTAATGCAAAGGATTGCCGAATAGACCTCGGTAAGAGAAAGAGATTTGAAACGTTGGAATTCACATCTATCGGTACAGGAAACGCAGGTCTTTATCGTGCATCGAGATTGCTTTACTGCGATGACCTTGTAAGTGGTATCGAGGTCGCATTATCGAAAGAACGATTGGATAAGCTATGGGAAACATACACAACGGACTTGAGACAGAGAAAAATCGGAGATCACTGCAAGGAGTTGCATATAGCCACGCGTTGGTCGGTGCACGATATTATCGGTAGGCTAGAGCACGATTATGGTGATAGTGACCGCGCAAAGTTTATTGTCATCCCTGCGCTTGACGATAATGACGAAAGCAATTTCGATTATGCTTATGGAGTCGGTTTCAATACCAAGTTCTATCACGAACAACGTAACATTATGGAAGATGCATCGTGGAGAGCTTTGTATATGAATCAGCCCATCGAGCGCGAGGGCTTATTGTATCAAAGGGATGAGTTGAGAAGATACTTTGAGTTACCGGACAGAGAACCCGATGCTATTTTATCGGTATGTGATACGAAAGACAGAGGAACGGACTACTGCGGTATGCCGATCGCATATCAGTACGGACAGGATTTCTATATTCCTCAAATCATCTGCGATAACAGTAATCCCGAGGTAGTGGAAACAAGGCTAGTTATGACACTACTAGCACATAAGGTACAGATGAGCCGTTTTGAGAGCAATAGTGCGGGCGGCAGAGTCGCGCAGAAGGTACAAGAACAGGTGAAAGCCAAGGGTGGTCACACCAAGATTACCACCAAGTACACTACATCCAATAAGGAGACGAAGATAATAGTCAATTCTCCGTGGGTGAAGGAGCATTGCCTGTTCCTAGATGATTCGGTTATAGTCGATAAAGAGTACAAAAAGGCACTGAATTTCTTGTGTAGTTACAGTATGGCGGGTCGAAATAAGAATGACGATATCCCCGATGTGTTTGCACAGTTGTCAGAGTTCGCACAATCACTAGAAGGGAACAAGGTAAGTGTATTCCAAAGACCGTTTTAACCTATATCTAGTGTGTAATATAAAAATAATGCACTAAATATGCTATTTTCTGCACAAATAAACTTGACTTGCATATGCGGATATGATATAATATAGGTGTGAAAAAGTATTCATTTTTCTTCCTAAATTTAATATAAATTTTATTATTTGTTTTTTGGTGCGATGATTCGCAGAGGTATAGAGCCCTCAATAGAATCATCGCACTTTTTATTTTGTCGCAAAGGAGGGATTCAAGATGGAAATGTATGGTCGTAGAGTGATTACTACGGATACGAGTGCGCTTACAAATGCGAACATTGTAAACGAGATTGACAAGGCATTTAACACACATAGCCTAAATCGTGCTGAAATTGACTATCTGTGGGATTACTATCGTGGCAAGCAACCTATCTTGCAACGTGTAAAAACCGTTCGCCCGGAGATTTGCAACAAAATTGTTGAGAACAGAGCGAACGAGATAGTTTCGTTTAAGGTCGGCTACC